CTCCCCACTTCAAACTTAATCAAATGTTCAAAATTCTATTATTTTTGTTCTTATTTTCAACTATATCCCAGGTTGTTGGGGGGTCTGATTGTGTCCAGCTCTTAGAGTTCAGAGCGATGTGGCAAACGCCACTTATTGTGAGGTATTCTCATACCTATTTTACAACAAGGAAGGCGTGGAATAAGTTGATGCACTCCATGAACGGGAACATGGAGCAGATTAAACAACGGTTTGGGTTTAATTTCTCAAACCAAAGTATCTCCATGGCTCATCAGTCTCTTTACGGCATGATCAAAGCTCTATTTGAGAATGTTCCTTTTGAGATAACACTCGAGTTTGTTAACAAATTTTTGAAAGGAAGACACAATCTGATTCATAAATTTGTTTGCTTGGCCCTAGATCTGGAGTTTGGTGAGAGACCTATATCTGAATTCCTTGGTGATCCTAAACTTGACATGCGAGTTGGGCTTCTCAGCCCTGATATTGTTGTTGTATCATCTGATAATGTCTTTATCTCTGATATATCTGTCACTTCCTCTGTTGATACCGTAGACCGTGAAAAGCTTGCAAAATATAGCAAATTTGTTGATAATTATCCTGACCATAAGTTTCATTATTACAACTTTGTGATTTCTGATCAAGGAGGGTACTCTTCAGGTTCAGATCTGATTTCTCAATACTGCAGACTTATCGTTGAGGACATCTACAACATGAGTAAGCATTATTACAATTCAAAACTCTTTAATGAGATTAGATCAAACCTTGAAAATCGTTACATGATTGAGGATGTTGACTACTCAATACCACAATCAATCAAAGATTTCTCAATTAAAGAGCTGGGTCTTGACTTAGATAGCCTTTTATCTGATCCAGAGTTGACGACATGCGAGCTAACAGAATCTGACATCAAATTCATGAGAGAAGTCAACCAAATGCCAATAGAGGATGAGCAATCCTTTTGTAAGCTTGATGATCTTATTAAGGAGTTTGATGATAAAAGCTTTGGAACAAGAAGTAGCTCAATAATATCCCCAATACCTCTAATGCTTGATATACGACCTACAGATCGAACAAATGAAAAAGCTTTGAGAGTGTTAAAGTATGCTTCAGGACCTGTTATTAATGCCCTCCGAGAGTGCCTGTTCGATAAAGAAGCAAAGAGTTCTCAGGATTACGATCTATTTGCTACTAAAATATCATCATCATCGATATTTTCTTGCAGACTTAATCCTGAGGATGTTTTGGATATTGCAAAGCAAGGGCCTAATAGAAAGAAGCTTTTAAGCAAAATCAAAGTTGAGACCCAAGTTGATGCAGGTAAAGTTCTCCCTTCTGAGATTCTAAAGAAACGAGATAATAGGAAAAATATCGATAGCTGCTTGAGCTATCTTCAAGAGTCTGAGTACTACACAGACACTTTCAATACAGCAGAGTTTCTCTATAGCTCATATACTTATAGTGTCTATGACTCCATAAGTAACTATCTCGGAAAAGAATCTAAGCATGTAATTTCGTATTTAGAACAAATATCTTCCTCTAGAATGGCAAAAGCATTCTACTTTCTTGATACAGTTTACAAACATATTGCTTTCATTGCTGGCCACAATAGGAAAGATGATCAGTTTAAGTACTCAATCTTACCAAATCATGATTGTGTTTTGATATTACACCCAGGATCAAGACTAAAGGGCGAGAAAGTAATATGGTTTAAGCTTGTCTGTTTAGGTAAAATAAATGAGAGTGTTTCGTACCTACATGATGCAGATGTCGAGAAAACATATGATGGTTATCAGACCAGATGGTTGTCAGCTGACATTCAGAGGGTTGACTTTTACTCTCGGATATATGATAAATTTCTGTTGCTAGTAGCTTGTCAGATTGATTCTTCAGGTAAAAGCTTGTCGAAAGTTGAACCTAAACGTCACATAAATATCTCTTGTATGTTTTTAATGGAAAACAAGTCAATAACTTCTAGATATATCGGTGTTGTGAGATATTACATGATGAAATTCTATTCCCTTGACTCAACAAATTTAGACAAAATCATTAGAAACCGATTCAACGAAATACCTATAAGAACTGAGATGTCTTTATACATGTATAATCAGGTTAGAGATTACACATTATTAAATTACAATAGCAGGTACCAGTATCTTAAGCCCACTGATATATCAATTCAGAATGGTAAAATATATTCTGATTCTTTCCAGTTGCATCGTGTCCCTTCCCTGCTTCTTAAGAATGTTAATATACCCTGGAGAGAATTTATATGTGAGTGGTACATGTATTACTGTTTTAACAAGAACTCTGGTATGATGTATCATAAGATAAAACAGAGCATGGAGAAGACATTTCAATATGAGAATGCACGTTGTGAGATATCAATGTCTGGAGACTTAAGTAGATTAAACGGTATAATAAAATTGGAGAGACTATTCGATAAGGACCAATTAAAGTTTAGTCATTCCGGTAGAGCAGTCTGCATTGGTATGAAACTTCTGCTTAAGGATGTACCAAAGAATATAAACTTTCTTGTCCCTCAGAATGTTGTTTCCGACGTCTCGGCCCTAAGCTCGATGAGTTCTTCAGTCAGGTTATTCAGCGACATGATAGATATCCAAAAAGTTATGACAAATCCAAGTTTCAAATCAAGGAGGGATGAGCTTGATACTCAACTGGGCTCAAATAGGTCAAAAGTCTGCGTAGAAGCAATCAAATATGTCAAAGAGAATCCTGATTGTAGAATATTAAAGGATGCCGCCCTTAAGATAATGAAAGAGCCGCATGTGCCTCATATTGGTGAGTTCCCTAAAAATCAGTATTTATCGGCACGGGAGATATATATAATGGATTTTAAAACAAGAATTGGTCAGAATTTAGTTGAATCCATATATGGAAGTATTTCTAAATACTCAGATAAAGAGTTTATATCGAAACCAGGGCAAAAAACGAAAGTTCAAGAGCACCATACAGAGATGGGTATCAGGTCATTAGCTGAATCGTCCGACAATATGGTATTCCAGGAAACTATTGATAATACAAGATGGTCCCAGAATTTTATATGTTCGATATTTGTTTGGTTATCTCTACCCTTATATGAAATAATGCCAGGATACACAAAATTGATGATATCAGTTCTTATAAATATGTGCAGGAAGCAAGTAGAGATTCCAAAAACCCTATTGATGTCATGGATTAAACACCCGGATAGAGAGGTTCCAGATTTGTTAAAACCATATAAGAAAGCTTTCTTAGAATCAGGTTTAGTATCTTTCTTAAATGAAACACACATGGGTCAGGGAATGTTTCATAATTGTAGTAGTACCTTACATGCTTGCCAGTGTTTGATTCGAGATTGGCTTTTAAAGGATCAAAACTCAAAGATTAAAATCCTTGATATGGTGACATCCGACGATAGATATTCAACCTTGATCATGACCAAGTTAGATTTCTTATCCGGGTCGTACGATGCCTATAAGAGAGCTGATTTAAAGTCTAGGAGAATGACTGCAATATGTCAATCTGTTGAGAAAAGTTCAATTTCAAATGTAATATCTGAGTTCAACTCTAATTTTGTAATTGGGAACAGTAACTGTACACCTACACTAAAATGGGCTTTAAGTTCCACAGAAAACAAGATTTCTGAATCTATAACAAGCCTTATGCAGACTCATTATAATTCGACTAGAGATATAAAGACAAATGGTGGAAGCTCACAGTTATGTCTCTTATCTCATTTCATAAACAAGAATTATATTGAAGGATTATTAGGTACTTACAAAGGTGGATCAAATGACCCTTCGGTTTTGTATAAGGTTCCCCATCATATGGTCCCTTATGAATTTGGTGTGTATCCTCTATTAAACATGTCGACTGCTGAGTTTATGGGATGTGATTATGCATCATGGCTGTCATATCGGAAACTTAAGTCTTTAGGATCTGATTTATCTGTGATGTATGAAAACCTATTTATAAATAATTCAGAGTTATCAGTTGACGATGTGTATGTTGGGAAACTCGAGATAAAATTCATGCTTGGCAAGTACAGAAAACTTAAGAGGCTCAGATCTGAATCTGGTGTTACACGCATTCTCATAGACAAAGCACTTGAGTCGAACCCATTTTTAATGATTGATGAACCTTTAAATTCTAAAGAATCCATGATAAAGAGTGCACTTATGCTCTTCTCAACAAAGGCCCATATGAGTTTCATTCAGAAGAGTCAGGTGATGCAATTTCAAAGGATATCAGCTGGGAAATACTCTAGCATATACAAGATAAAAGGTCTCACAAAGGCACCATGTAGTTTCAGAAGTGTACTTGATATCATGCTACGAGGTGATGAAAAAGCAACTAATGTTATATTCCCAAAGGACTCGATATATAAGATAGCAGAAGCTTATGTTAATTTTGTACCTACGAATTATTTCAAGGCTTCAGTTAATTGTCAGAAACAACAAAATCTTAGTTACCTAGGTGCATCCTTTATTAATCAAAGTTTCATCCTCAAGGAGTTAACTCTTTATCTAAGAGATGGCTTGACATCGGAGAGGCTAATGAAAACAATTGAGCCTCTAAGAGAGTATATATTCATATCACCCGATCTTAATGAATGTTGCCAGAAATATAATTGTAAGCCACACCAGTATATTTCTTTATTAACAAATGTAGCAAGATTACACACTGCAACAAAGTTTAAGATATGTTATACTGGAGACTCAACTTCAACTCTTCGAGATTCTTTAATACAATTGATCAAATATCCAGGCTCTGAGAGACAATACACATTTGACCCTACAGATGATATGCAATCCGGGAACGAACTATTGAATGTAATAAATGCCGCAGAAACTTACTCATGTTTAATGGAAAAGACTCTGGATGCTGGGTTCTTTAGGACAGGTCATGATTATGATGTAGACTATATTGTGTCCCATGTTATCAGAAATTCATCTGAGCTTCAATCATTGCCGCTGCAAGCAAGAAAAATATTAACTTTGATGTTGTCTTGTTTTAATCGAGATGATCTGATCGCAGAATATATGCTCACAAACAGAGTTTTCTTGCATAATTGGGATAGACCTTTTGATTCAGAGAACACTACTGGTAAGATAACAATGCAGTCAGCGAATCATATAATGTCTTTAGATATAACAGATTCTGAATATATACACTTAACGATGAATATGCCTCCAAATAAGGATTATTATATTATATTTGAGAACTGTTGTAAAATGCTTGGGTTATACCCAGCAGTTGTTTTGTCTTCATATAAGTTTGTAGGGAATTCATCTTGCACTATAGTTCCTCCTGCAGCAAATATACCAGGTCATTTTCTTTTAAATGGAAAAATGCATGCTTTTGATGTTGATCCTAGCCTTAAGGAGTGCTTTATAGTCGGGTCTAACCACTCTGTTGAGGTTGAAAATAACAGACTTGTGCTGTATGTTGATAGAAAATCAATAATAAGCAAAAAACTGTGTTGTAACAATATCAGTCTCTATAAGAACGAATTATTCTCAATACATGGATATCATACGTGGTTAAGTAACATATTCTCGAAGGCTGATTATAACTGTAAGTTTGACCATCTATCAGTAGAATTAACAGAATTTGACCAGTCACTGTGGGATGATGTTAAGGCGTTGATGAATGTTAGGCCCAAAAGAGGGACAGAAATTATTTATGAAGAGATTGAGCCACTCTACATACCAGAACTAGAAACCTCTGAGGTACACGAGGAAAAGGAGCAATTTGGTGGTTTTGGAAGTTTTGATTTTGATTTTGACTCTCTAATGGAGGACTTTGATTTAAGTTTGGTTGTTGATTCCTTAGGTGTTGAATTGGATCCTCAAGAGAGAAGGAAGAAAGAGCTCTCAAATAATAAAGAGATGATGATAGGTTATCAAGTCACATCTATAAGAAATCAATCCTCATCTGTCGAAAGAGTGGTTTGTCCTGTTAAATGGAATCTAGACAGAAGCTTCATAAATCGGTATAGAAAATGTCTATCTCAAATGGGACCATCTGCAGCTGCAGATCTCGCAGCATTTTACATAGATTATACAGAAAATAAAGAGGAGTATAAGGAAGATTATGACCTGATTACAATAAGATCGTTCTTTTGCATAAATCAGATATTTTTATCCAGCAAGCAAGGAAACTATGATCGGGGATTTAATCTATTTAAATCAATACACAGTGAATTCATTGTTGAGCATGATCCGATGATAGTTCCACTTTTAGACAGCTTTTAAATCGGGTACATCTGATTTGAAGTATAAATCCCTAATCTAAATCATAGAACCCTAAATCTGGCTTTAGAAAAGCCGGAAATAAAGTTCTTGTTTGGTGTGGGG